ATGAAGCTGACAGACGTTGCTATCCGTGCCCTAGAGCCGGATGCTAGAACAAAAAAGTATTTCGACGGCAATGGACTTTACCTAGAAGTCACCCCGAGCGGCTCCAAATACTGGCGCTGGAAATATCGTTTTGAAGGCAAAGAGAAGCGTCTTGCCTTGGGGGTCTATCCAAAAGTCTCGCTGAAAGAAGTAAGACTACTTCAGAAAAGCGCTTCTATTCTTCTTCGTGAAGGAACAGATCCCGCTGCCCAGAAAAAAGAAAAACAAGCTCCGATAATTACCTTTCGCCATGTTGCAGAAGAATGGCTTGCCAAACAACACCAGTGGAAGCAAAACCATCGGCGCACAGTTGTGGGACGGCTGAACAACGACATCTATGACCTTCTGGGCGACCGTCCTATTGAAGAATTGCAACCAATCGACTTCCTACAGGCGTTACGCCACATAGAAGCCAGAGGCGCGCATGTTACCGCACACAAGGTTAAAGGTATCTGTGGGCAGATCTGCCGCTACGCTGTCGCCTCCTGCATTATTCCAAGCGATCCTACGCGAGACCTTAAAGGCGCTCTTACTCCTCCCAAGCGCAACCATTTTGCAGCCTTCACCACCAAAGAAGAAGCCGGAGCGCTTATGCGCGTCATGAAGGGCTACAATGGCTTTTTCATCACCAAGTGTGCCCTGCTTATGACCGCCTACACTTTCACCCGCCAGGGCGAGCTACGCCACGCAGAATGGACAGAAGTAGACTTGAGTGAACGTCTGTGGATTATCCCTGCTCATAAAATGAAAATGAAACGAGACCATATGGTGCCCCTTTCAGATCAGGCTATGGAGTTGCTGACTGACCTGCACAAAGTAAGTGGGCGTGGGAAGTACCTGTTCCCGTCATTACGTACAGATGAAAAGCCCATAAGTGAGAACGCCTGTAACGGTGCCCTACGTCGCATGGGATTTACAAAGGAAGAAATGACAGCACACGGATTCAGAGCCATGGCGTCGTCGATTTTAAATGAGGCGGGCTACAATCCGGATGTGATAGAAATGCAGCTGGCGCATGTTCCTGCCAACAAAATTAGAGCAGCTTACAACCGCGCGCAGTATCTTCCGGAGCGGTACAAATTAATGCAAGACTGGGCAGACATGCTAGACGCCTTTGAATCGCAGAAAAGCTAGACTACATGCGGCATTGCGGGCGCAGTAAGAAAACACGCTTGCACAGTACTTTTCTGCCCTCATCTTGAATCTTCAAATAAAAAAACAAGACAAGCTCATAACCTTCAGTAAGTTATGAGCTTTTTCTTTTGTATTAAGCAGCCTTCTCTTTTGCACAACTTGGCAAAACGTTGCAAAAAGTGCAATTGGCTAACTCTCCATAAAACCTAGTACTGGCGCGGTCTGGCATCCTGTTTTGCACCCTCTGCCAATTGCAAAAAAACGACAAAAAAAAGCTCGAAGGCGGGAGCGGAGGAGTGATTATTATTCTGGGGGAAAGTTTATTAAACAGTTACAGCCCACTCCTCTAACTTTTTAACTTTACGAAATATTCCAGTTGAAAGTGCTTTGGTAGAGAAATCAAACCTTCCGTCTTTCCAGACCATCAGAGTTCCAATAAAATATTCTTCCAAGCTATATGAATCATCTTCGCCAATAAAAGCCAGAATTCCTGCCTTGGCAGCTAGCGTATCTTCATATGAAGTCTCTATTGCATATTTGATGTATATATTATTAATGGACTTCATCACGTCTTTTACAATAGAAATTAGATCTATTCTCTCTGGGGCTGCCTCCAAATGCGACTTTACAGCCCCCCATTTTGTAAAACCATCCAACAATGAATCCCGAACTAAAGTAATTTTAATTTCTAATTCTGATGGATTTGATTTTATAATTATATTTTCAGAATAAACTAATGGCGGCATACTGCAGTGCTGAACGTAATTACGAAGTTTATAAAAAAATCCATAAGCAAAACAAGTATCAAATTCATGACTTGTAAGTGATTTTAAGTAGTCAGCTTGCTCTGATTTTTTTCCAAACTGTCTTTTTACCGACGTTTCCATGTGATCAAGCAGAGTTCTGATGGACATCATCAAATTTAATAAAGTCCTTCTTATTTCTCTCATTATTTGATCATGATCAGGATAGGAAAACGCCCCCCCCCTCTCATGAGCCGCCTCAACCAATCCAACTACACATTTATTAAAATCTTCAAAATTATCCTGCACATATTCCATTTTTTGATTCAATCTATTGTAATCATGCAAAACAGAATTCCAACGTTCTAACTCAGCTATCTTTTTTTCAGAAACAAGTTGCACAAGGTCTAAATGCACCTTCTCATTTCCTTCCTCCACAAGCTTGAACAAACCTTTCTGCATAATTTGTATCCACCCCATTTATCGTTTATTTTCTCATATGTTATACCACAACACACCGCACCACAAATTCCTAAATAAGAAGCCCCCTACTTCAGCAGGGGGCTTCTTATTTCCATTCTTATTTCTTCTATTTCTATTCTGTAATCCGTTCTTCCATTCCGTCGAAGTGGGCGGCGCAGTCTTCTACGGCCTTTTCCATGGATTGGAGAATGAAGACTAGCTCTGGGTATTTTTCGCCGAATTCTTCATGCATGAGATTGAGGGAACGGGCGATATTGTAGAGATTCATTACGTGGTCCGGCTGCTCTACTGGCTGACTCATGCTGCTACCCTCCGCTCTACTGTATTAGCGAGTTGGATTAGCTTGTCTGCAATGTAGTCCAGCGCGAGGCTGCTTTCTGTTGTGGAAGTGTCTTTGCGAATCTGTTGGAGCGTTGCAGCTGCGTCGCGCAGCTCGTCCATGCTTGGAAGCATTCCGGTTGGAATGTTGGTTGATTGTGCCATTTGGCAACTCCTTGTGAATTTTGAGATTTCAAGAGCTAACCTTAAACAATAAAAAAAGGTCGGGAGTTCTCAAACCGCCACAAGAACGGCAGAAGGCTTTCCCCTTACGGGTGTTGTATAACCTTCGTACTCCCGACCAAAATATTTGGCATATGTAAGTAAAGATGCTTCCTATCGCAAGATGCACTAATCCTAGGGACTGTGCATTTTGGTCATTGGACACAAAAAAACCACTTCTTACGGGAGCGGAAAAGCCGCTTGTGGGAAAGGTGTTGAGAGCACCTAGGGGAAAATCTAGTCTTTTTTAGGGGTTGGTGTCAATTTGGAAAAGTCAAAACAATCAATTAAATATTAATTGGATCACCAATTAATTTTCCATCCAAGAACTTATAAACTGAAACATCAGCTTTTTCATTTGAAGAACCTTTTACAAAAAAACTATCGGCCAATATCGATAAATGTTCTTCAGGAAATGGTTGAATATTGGCAATATTAAGTAAAGTATTCCCAACAGATGATAGCGCATAGACATTCGCGAGTATGAGCTTGTCTTTGTCTTTAGGTTTAACAACATAATTGTTCACAACAATGCAACCTCCTTTTTCAGTAGGCCAAATATGAAGCCCCCTTGTTGCAATTGATACGAGATTGCATTCTTGTAATAAGATCAACTTATCAATTCCGTCACTTACACTACATATTTCCCCCTCAAAATATGCTTTCAACAAGTGCCCCCCCATAGCTGCATAGCGCCCAGCCTCACAAAATGCTTCTGCTTCTTCTTTAGTAAGACTCTTAATTACATCAAGCGCTCTAAATGAAATTGTATCTGGTTTTTTAACTTCTTCAGCAAGAATTCTCCCCCAAATAATTTGAAGCTCTGGGTTTCCAATAACTTTTGCTTCCCTTCTCCATCGCGCAAAAAAGTCAGGATCGATTTCTTCATCTGAGATTTCTTCATCTGGGGTGTTCTTAAGTTCTTCGAGAGCAACTGCTACATTTCCAGCTAAATTTTGCATCTCTTGCTGTTGTTCAACAGCAAGAATATTTGCCGCTAAACTTTCCCCATCAGTTCTAGCAACTAATTTTCCGTCTTCATGTTCCATCTTACCGGATAAAATTAATTCACAATCCTTTTGCGTCTGGGCAGCAACTAACATTTGAGTTCGGCGAATATCAGCTTCTTTTTTGCCAAAAAGCAAATTCCAGACTCGACTACTCCCCTTGGATATATTCTGACTTGTATCTGTTAATGCCTCTGTCGCATCAACCTTTGCCTCAATACTAATCCCCATCCAAAATCCTCCAACATACTATTTAAATAGGGTTATTTCTCCCTCCAAGTTGTACAGATTTATTATTTCAATGCAATTAATTATTTCTCAACGTTTCACGATGTGCCAATAATTCAACGTGATAGACATAAAATTCCCCATATGCCAGTATCCCTACTAAAAGGGCGAGATATGGGTAACACCACAGAAGACAACACACTTACTCAAAAAAATAACACCATCCACCCACAGCTTGCAGATCGCATTCAACTACTACTTTCCTACGCTGCAAACGACTACAAACAACTTACAGTCGATTTACCTACATTTCAGCAAGCACACACAGGGCGATACTTGTGGCTTGCTACTGTGTTGTTTGGCGCAAACCTGACCATATACAAAGAGCTCCTTGAAGGTGGAATTACTATTCCGTTCCTTCAAGGAGCTCCTACAGTCTTTTTCTACATTGGTGCAGTTCTTTCGCTGCTGTTACAACTCATCGTATTTGTTATGGGCGTAGACACCATGCGCGGGAAAAAGCCCACTGCATTTCCCTTTGGCGACTACACCGACCGAGTCCGAGACATTTGGAGCGTTACGCCTGAAAAAAGCGAACAAATGCTCATCAATGTACTCGGCAGCTACCAACGCTCTATTAAAAATCAAATAGAAGCGGGTAACCAAGTAGGCATAAGATTAAAACACATGTCATTACTCATCCTCTCTTCTGTTTTTATTACTATTCTTACCGTGGCATCCTGCGCCACAGTTCCATAGTTCGCGACCTGCGACAAAAGGAGGTGAGTTTCATGTCAAATGATTCGACACCTACCCAGCAGCCACCTGCTCCGGAGTTTGAACCAATATCTACTACTGAAGTGTCAGGCTACACTCAGGGATCAAACAACGAGTAGCAAGGCTACTGTGGATACGGGAAGGTTAACGCCTTCCCGTTTTTTATTTGCATAGCGCATTTTCAATGACAGAGTAACACTTTTCTACAGCTGCACCTCTTTGAAATCATTTGCACTCCCAAGCACACAACTGACATTGACAAATGAACTTTATATCTCTAGCAATAGTCTAGCTAGCCGGAAATGCTTACACATTCTTACTTCAAGAGGTTTTTATGAGCCTGAAGTTCAAGTGTAATAAAACGGAAAAGCTATACCGCACTGAATATCTTGGAAAGTTTCACAGCATCGCGAATACTGCAATTCGCAAACTGAGCATGCTAGAAGCTGCAACCAACCTGCGAGACTTAAAAATCAAGCGCGGAAATAAACTAGAGGCGTTACGCGGAACTAGGTCTAATCAGTACAGTATCCGCATCAACAAACAATGGAGAATCTGCTTCGTATGGGACGAAGAGGAGCGTTCCGCGACGCAAGTCGAAATAGTAGATTACCACTAAGAGTATATTTGTTCGTGTTGCCAACAAATAAATACCAAAGAGCTCGTTAGCAGCAACGCTCGATAAAAAACTATTGCATCCTATAAAAAAAACACAACAAGTCAGCATCAAATCAATAGATATGATGTGTTATCACCTTCAGAAAGTTCTATCATATTTTCTGGATACAGTATCAAATTTACGCTTATCACAAGCAATTACACTACGAAGACGTAACTATTTATTTTACGTTCTTAATCAGTCCTAACATCACCCCAACATGATGTTATATTTACCGACCGACATCTGTACATCAGAGTACAATGTCCACACAAATGGTACGGCGTAAAAATTCAATAACTACGCCCATAACAAGGTTAAGACACTAAACATGTCTTAATAACCGGAGAACATATGCGTATCAAAACTCACCCAGGTGAAGTTTTACGGGAAGAGTTCATGACTCAATGGCAGATAACTGCAACAAAGCTTTCCGGCTACCTTAATGTTCCTCTTTCCTGCATTACCGAACTACTTGAAGAAAAACGTGATGTGACAGCAGATATCGCAGTTAGATTAGGAAAGTTTTTTGAAACTTCTCCAGAATTTTGGATTAATCTACAAACACAGCACGACATATCTAAAGTACAAAAAGAAAAAGCAGCCGAGATTGATAAAATCCCAACCTGCGAATTAGTTGCAACATGTTCAAATAGCTAATTGTAAGCCAAGTGATAAATTTTCACTTGGCTTTTTCTTTACCTCATCCCCTAATCCCATCAACACGCCCCCGACATCCCCCAACCTCATCACCATGTCCCGCAATCACTCCGCTTTGATTTGGTGTACCTGTGGCGGCTCCGGAGACTGAATGCGTATGGCTTGCCAACACGTGCAGGGCGTCGCGAACCTCCTTCCAGACAGTCAGCATTTCATCCAACAAAGACACACCGCCACCGCTACCAGAGGCTGAGCCTATTTTTATCTTTGGCGCGGCTATGGTGAACACGCCGCCTGCGGTATGGGTTGTGGCAGCGTTTGAGGTTACGCTTATTGTGCCCGTTACGGACTGCGTTGCTTTGCCGCCGATTGTTTCTGTACGGTTTCCGGCAATGGTCTGGGTGAAATTCTGGCCGACTGTATTGGAGTCTGCACCTTGTATGTTGCTTGTTCGGCTGCCCTTAACTTCTGTTTGTTGATTCTTACCCACTGCTACGCGGTTGTTGTCCGCCACTACGCAGCGCAGATCACGCGCTGTTGTCAAGTTCAGACTATCCACGGCTGCTATGTTTGTGCGCCCGCCAGATGTAAGATTCATAGCGCCTAGGGCTTCTACTGTTTTTACGCCGCCTATTTCTTCATAACTATTCTCCGCTATGGTGCGCAGCTCACGCGAAAGTTCGTCCACGGCTCCCACGCAGCGCCGCACATGCCGCAGACTGTCATCCATAATTGTTGCCTCACTGGTTCGCAGCCAGTTCCCTTGCGTATCTGCACTCTGGTAGACTGTGGCAGACTGCTGCCAACGTAGTTCGCCGTTAGTTAACTGTGGTAGAGAAAGCCCCATTGGGTAGATTTGCCGAATCACCGGATGATCGGCTCTACCATAGGCAAAGCCCAGAACAACCAGCGCGCCTGCTTCCGGAAAGGCAAACAGACCGGACTCCATGCCTGCACCTACCGGCACGGGCAGCGGTACTGCCTCATATATGGGAAATGCATTGTCCCGCGTGCCTTCCGGCGTAAGAATCTCCACATCTACAGCATAACGCGGCCTAAACCGCTCGCTAGTGCCGCCATTCTCCGGTGCATCACACACTTTTAGAACCCGCGCGTAGCGATCCAGATGCAATCCCGCTGTCAGCTCCGGAAAAGTTCGCAGCACAATTTTTTTAATAAGGTCACGCATATTATCCCACCACCATCTCATGGCCTGTCATCTGTAACGACTTCACCCGCTGCCCATTCAACAACACACCCGCACGTAGCGCAGGAATTGCCGGAAGTACCTTTCCTCCTGTGCCTGTTACGCCTGTAAAAAACTTTTCCTCAATATCTACTGGTCGCGTTGCCCAACGGCTGTGGTTCCACGAACCGACAAAGACGGAGCCATCCGGTTGCGGCTGCCAGAAATAATCCTCAATGCCGAACACCACGCCGAGCTGATCCATGCCGTGGTAGCCACTGCCCAGCGTATGAAAATGCGGGATTCGACGGTCTGCATACGGCTGTTCCGGAACGGTAAAAACAAGGTTGGTTTTGTCTGTGTAGGCGCGCAAAACATCGCGCAAGGTGGGGTGTCGTAGACTTATGGGAAGCTGATAGCTTAGTGCCGCCGCCATTTCTCTGCAAAAAATCTTCTGCGTTGCAGCATCTACCGTATGGCTGCTTTCAATGTAGCCGGTAAAAAAGAGCTGATCCTTGTTTTGATTGGAATAGCCGAGCCGAAACTGCACTATGCCGCTAAGCACGCACGGTGACTGCACCCGAAACAACGCACGACCGGACGTGTTAAGCTCCAGCCGCACATCATCTTCCACAAGGTTGTATGGCTTACCGCCGATAAAAAGCGATTTTCGCAGCTTCATGCCAGCGCCTTATCTATTTTATGCAGGATGTTCTCCAGTAAAGTCAGCGGCTCCTGAATGGCTTCTGCTGTCTGCACTGGCGTTGCTTCTTTCTTGGGCTCAATGGCTGCCCCCTCGCTCTTTTGCGCTACTGGCTCCGGCTTTTTTTCTCGCTTTTCCGCCTTCTCCGGAACGCTCAAATATTCACGAAGAGTGAATGTCACAACCCACGCTTGCAGCCCCGCAATAGGCTTCCAACTAAAACGGTCAGAGACGCGCACCTGTTTTATACCGGCTGCGTTCGCCTCGCGATTTGTGATGTTGTACACCTTGCCCTCGCCGTGCTCGCCGCGTGCCTCTATGACGCGGATAAGCTCGCGCAACTGCTTTGCATCCTCGCATCGAATGTTGGTTGATACATTCAGCTTTTTAGGCTTTACGCCTTTATCCACGCGCGCCGTGCCGCTTGTTTCTCCCGAAAGGTCTTCCGTGCGGATTTCCAACTCTCCGGAGACAGTCAAATTGTAGCCGGGAACGTTGTAGCCGTTGAGCTGCAAATACTCCGTCATAGCCCGAACACCTCCTTTAACACCGTAAGCTGCTGCGGAGCACCTAACCAGCACATGGCGGTGCACAGCTTGTATACGCTGGACGGCGTGCCGCTTTTAAACAGCTCCGCACGCAAGCCCGCTAGGCTGCCCTCGCAATACATTGCCTTTCCTGCGCCTCCCTGCATGGTTGCTACTAGCTGCTGCCATGCGTTTTCCGCCTGCTGAATATGCGCTGCCTTTTTATCCATAAGCGCTGCCAGCTGTGCCTCCGGCGTGGTTGCCTCGTTGTACCCTTCGCCCACTGCCACAAGTGGGCCGAGGCAGGAACCTACAGAACGAACAGTCCCGTGCTGTCGCAGATCCCGTTGCCGGAACTCCGGCCACATGCGTCCTGCAGGGGTAATAAATTTATCTTTCTCGTGCGTATTCAGCGCATTTGCCCGACGCATAACCAGCTGCAACTCCGTTACCGGAAACACCTGCAAAAACGCGCCGAGCTGCTTCACAAAATCCGCATGTGTTGCCCCGTACAGCAGAACAAACACCGCACCTAACTTGCCGCTGGGGAGCTTTTCTTCCGCATCAATCAGCTTGTTGCCGAGCGCCTTAAGGGCATCATTCGGAGTGAGGTAACTGTACTCGCCGCGCCTGTGTCCCACCGTGTGCACATACGGATGCACGCACACGCACTGCCCCGACTGCGCCGTAAGATCGATCAACGCGCTACGTAAAGCCGCAACCGTTGCCGCACCTGTAGAAAGCGGATTACGCGCCACCGGAACAACACCGGTAATAGAAGAAAGCCGCCCTTTGCTGCCAGCCAGTTCGCCAGCAGCTCCGGACAGCACAGGAGACAAAGATTGATAGATATTCGCCCCGACCGGAGCAAAGGAAATGTTAGACCAGTCCATTCAGCGTAACCAGTTCTGCCCGCAGCGCCTTCGCTTGTTCTTCCAGCTCCGCAAGGCGGTTGTCGTCAAAGTCTGTAGCAGTGCCTGCAAGCTTAGCGCGTAGAGGACGAACAGAAGCGAGGTCATTGGCGGTTAGAAGGGATTGGATTTCGGTGATTCGTTGTTGGGCTTTTTCTGCTTCGGTTGGTTCTGGGGGTGGGGGAGGTTCCACAGCAACTGGGTAGCCGTTTTCGTCGGGTTGGATAATTTTGCCTTGAGACTGTGCAGCAATTAATGCTGAATGGTTAGCTTGTGTAATCGTAACAGCATCGGCAGGGAGTGTATTATGAACGTCGGAACGATAAAAACCATGAGTTGAAGCACTATAATAATACTGCATACTAATATCCTATGGCTAATAGTGAAAAACCATCTGTACCGCTGATGTATGCTGAGGACAAAACAGCACGAGTCTTTATTGTATCTGATGTTGACCTGTCAGGCTGTGCTCCAACACAGTCCATATTGCTAGCGTTTTGAGACGCAGATACATGCAAACAAGCAGTTGTAAACGCAATCGGATATGTCCAATAACCTGCACCCGAAGTCGTTGCCTTTGCTAAGGTATCTAATTGCATAATTAAACCGTTCGGCATCTTCCAAGCCCTATCCGGCACTAGTTCCACCCACTCAGAACGATCGACCTTGCTTCCATTAATTGCTGCTACCTGTTGCGCCAATGCCAGCATATCCACATGCGCGGCGTTGATAAGCACATCAAATGCCTTGATGCATGGTAGAATATAGGATGTTTTCGGGCGGTTCTCTTCAGCAGTCGGGACAACATTTGATGCTTTAAACCTGGTGCCTGCATAAGCCTGGCCACTTGCTCCAGTAGGTGCACCGCTAACATTACCAACCAATTCAAATGCACCACTAACCGTATTAATAATGTGGTCATAGGTACTAATATGGCCAATAATGTCCCGAATCGCATCCCCATCCCAATCACCAACAGCTTTAGTGCCATGTGCAGCAGCAAAATACTTGGTGTAGCACGGTAAAATGAAATAATCTCCGCCATCCCAGCAGTACTTACCGCATGAGCCGTCCTGTGCTGCTGCTTCAGCGTCCCACGCTGCTTCATCCGTGAGGTACGCCCCGCTTTTCTTCATCCATTCAAAAAGCTGCGGAGCTAGACTACAACGTATCTTCTGCTTCACGTTAACGGGAATAGTACCGGGAAGAGCTTCGCCGGTAGTAGAAAAGCACAGTTGACCAACCGGAACACCGGCAACGGTTCCCCATGCAATGCTCCCGTCTTCCTGTTTGAGAAGCACCTGTCCCGCCTCGCCGCCATCAAGCGGTAAGCCATGCGGTGTATCCTCGTTCAAGTGGGCGGTCACTTCCTTTTTACCCCCATTCTCAAGCAGGTATTTTACAAGGTCTGTTTCTACCTGCTCTACCCTGCGTAAGTCCGTTACCACGCCAGCTGCATCAATATCCGCAATGGCAACAAGGTAGTGCGCATCGTTTGTGCTGTCCGTATAGTCGGCTTTTTCTTCTGTTGGAGCAGCGAAAAGAATCTGTACAGCTGGCACCTTGTCCGCTCCTTGCTGCTGAAGAGCAACGTCCAGCCAGATTCTTTTCGGCAAAACACCAGACTCTAGAGGCATGGTGGAAAAATCTACTCGAATGCCTTCCACGTAGCCGAATCCCGCCTGCAGAGAGAAGTTGCCAGCATCGTTTTTGATAAGCGCTGCGTCCTTAATGAAGCAGCTACGCCCGTAAAGGTCGCGGCACACTTTACGGGTACGCTCATCAATGTTGTTCAAACGTGCAGTAAAATCAATCTGCCACGTTTTGGCTTCAACAGTTATGCCTGTGGCTTCCTGTGCACCGGAAAATTCAAGTAGCACGTTGCGGGTAAGGTTGTTCCCCTGTGTGATTCCGGCTGTTTTGAATTTCTGCATTTCAGGCAAGTAGGTAACCGTAACAATGGTACCGTCTGCTGCCAGTCCAACCCAGTTAAAGGAGAAGTCTCCAATATCAGATGTGAGCAACATGGAATACACAACCTGATTAGGGTTGAGAAATCCCTTGTTTTCGGCGGGAATTACATATTCATGCACTATGTTGGTCGGCGCTGTGTCTGCACGGTCAACCGGTACGTTTGGGTCTAGATCCGGAACAAGTGCCAGAATAAACTTTTCAATAACGAGAGGTTCTCCAGCTGCTTGTTTTTGAGCTATTAGCGTTTCGCCTGCATAAGTAATTGCTGTAGCCATATGCCCTCTTATTTTAAGACATTACAAAGTCGTTAGAAAATTCTTCTGCGCGGATACCGACGGTGCATGGTGGCACGGCGGCATGGTCGTAGCCGTATGTATTGTTGAGCTCACCGGCACGGACGTAGAACGGCATTGGCGTAATTACAGTCCACCTGTACCGCCTGCAGGTGCGCCCGTAGTGCTGAATAAGCACGGTGAGCAGCTGTTGATTCTCCGCCAGCTGTGAGTCGGATAACTGAATATCCACCACGTCCCAGTCCACACCGTCCATGCGTTCTTCAATTTCCACATAGTCAATGCCAAGCCGCATGAATATGCGCTTGAATCCGGCTACGCTCCCTGCATCTTTGGCGTTGATGTAGGCGTACTTCACTCGCTTGCGAAACAGGCTCAGCGGCTCGCCCGTAAAGCGGTCTATGTCCCGTTGCCATGCTATGAGGTTCAACACAGCCTCTGCGCATGTTTCCGGATTGCTCTGCATGGCTGGCCACAATGCCCACTCTTGAAGCTTTGCAAACCATTTGGAAGCCGCAGCCGCCAGCGCGCTGATCTGCTCTTTAGAAAACCAGAATGGCAGCTGCATTATTCTGCCCCCAGTTCAACTGTAAGGGCAGAAAGCACAGGCAGAGTAAGCTCACTCACAATGTCGTCCTGAGAAAATTCTACAGAGCGCAGGTCTAAAAACTGACCATGCAACTCGTCAGAAAGGCGCGAAAAGGAAAAGCGACCAAGCGGCCAAGTTTTGGAAACAGTGTAGTTGGTGTTTTCCCTGAAGGCACAACGCACCATGTTCTCCACACCAGCTCGTAACGCTTCCCTTTTTTCTTCTGAAAGATGCGGAACCGGATGCACCGTAACAGTCAACGGCACAGCTGTTGTCTGAACTGGAAAGCAGCGTAGATCGTCCCCGTGTCCGTGGTTGCCGGTATCACGAACATGCGTATTTATAGTGTCCACAAACTCCTGTGTCGGTACGCCTGTTTCAATCATCACATAACAATTGGCAGAACCTGCACCACGCGGAGCATCGTACTCAAAAAAAAGATAGTCCGGACGAATGCCTGCAAAAGTGGAAATCTCCGCTGTGTACGCTGCATCGTGGTGATACTGACCAACAGCAGAAAACTGGTTACGGCAACGCAGACGCAACGGTTCATCCTCTTCTGTGTCTGCACCTGCAACAAGTAGCCAGTCCGCATTGTTAGTAACGGAGGCAACACCGGCAATGGCTACCGGAAGAATGGAATAGTACGAAGGTCCAAGGTTGTATGCCTTGCCAATCTGCTCCGCTACTACAGGCAACAAGCCTGTAAGCTGCCCGTCTGCAATGGTTACATCTGTGCTACATACAAGCGTATACACATACCCGTTAATAGGCGGACTCTCTACAACCGTGCCAGCCGGAATAAACAATTCCCCTGTGCTTACGGTGCGGGTAACAACAAGCTGCCCTTGCGCCTTTACTCCGGCTTTTCGTTCCACATCCACGCCCCATGCATACAAATCCAGCCACGTGCTGCTTGCGTAGCGCAAAAAGACGTTGGGCAACGCATGTTCAATAAGCAGCTTCACCAGTTGCTTGCATGGCTCGGTAACAATGGCAGTAATAAGCCTCCAGAACGGGCTCCACTTGCTGTTGTTTTGAATAAGCCCGCCCTGCTCGCTGTTAATTTCGTTCCAGCGCTGCTGCATTGCCTCTTCCGTTACGGGCACACCGGCATCTTGCAGCATGGCAGTAAATATTTTGTTAGACTCAGCCACTAGGTTGCCTCCAGCTGCAGAGAAAATTCTCCAAACTCAAGCGTCTCCGCCAGTACATAAAAAACACCAAGCTCCGGCTCTTCTATGTACACAGTCCCAGGCTTAATTCGTTCATCTTCCTCAATAGCAATTTCAAGCTTAATAAGATTCGCAGAACGCCTACGCTTATCCTTGTTTGCCACCAGCTCCACAAGGAGCCCAGTCTCACGAATCATATGCACCAAATCTTGCGCAATGCAGTCCACATCATGCACCAATACAGGGTTACGCCCTGCATCAAGCGTTATGTCGTCGTCCGTTACAAGCAAGTCTGTATATTTAGGCATTACGCACCAGCCATAAGCAATTGTTCGCGCAAGGCTTGCGCATCCTGTTTGCCTTCTGTGGTAATAACCACCTTGCCTATAGACTGGGTTCGGCTCTGGCTGCTGGATTGCGCATTAATAATCTTCTGCTGCACACCACCAGCGGGCACCGCCGATGTGCGTGGAACTTCCAAGGAAGGAGAAGTGGAAGGCACAGCGTCATCCCCCATGGAAATATCCACCCCGGGGAGCAAATTCATTTTTTCCAAAACCCAATGTACTGCGCCGCCAAGTGAATCGAACCATCCAAGAATAGACTTGAACACGCCCTCAAAACCTTCATCAAAAAAGGTGAACAGCAGCCCGATAGGCGTAAATAGTTTTACAAAGTCAAAAGCGGCATACAGGGCTTCGCTCCATCCAGCATCAGTAAACGCTGCTGCCAGATCATCCCACCAGTAAATAAGCGCGCCAACTGCTGCCACAACACCAATAATTGCGGCAATAATCCATGTGCCAGGGAAGCCCCACAACGCAAAGTTAGCAAGCCACTGAGAACCGGAATACGCGGTCCATATACCCTTGCTCCATGCAACAGCTCTACCTAACGGGCCAAAAATTGTGCTTAGTCCCAGCGTAGCAATACTCATAATGCCAGAGGCTGCAGCTGCAGCGCCAAGGATGCCCGTAAACCCAATAAGCACAACCGCACCATATCCAACCCAGCGCGTAAGGTTTGGAAACTCCTGCGACCAGCCAAGCATTGTTGCAGATCCATTCGCAAAGGCATCAACAATAGGATTAATTGCAGGCAGCAAAGCCTGCCCAAGCACAGTAGTAAGAGCACGACCACCGGCAGAAAGCCTATCGAACGGATCAACCATTCCCTTTGCCATCTGCTCCGCCTTGCTCATGCCATCCACGTTACCGAGCTTTGCAATGGATTCGCTAAGACTGTCAGTGTCCGACATCAGCAGCTTAATAAGAGAAACTGCCTCGTCCGAGCCAAACGCCTTTTTAAGCTCATCACCTTCTGCAACGTCCAGCGTATCGCCAAACTTGCCTTTAAGCTTGGTAAGAATATCCATCATGCCGAGCATGTTGCCGTTGGCATCTGTAAAATCCAGCCCAAGCTTTTCCTGCGCGCCGCCAATGCCGGAAAGGAACGACTTGTACTTAGTACCGGCTTCACTGCCGGACATAGTCGCCTGCAGGCTGCCCATAACCGCCATCTGCTCTGCCATATCAATTCCGGCAGAAGTCGCGTTGGCACCAATGGCAGTAAACGCGGCAGACATTTGCGAGCCTGTGGTTTTAAACATCTGAACAGCCGTTGCAGTTTTACCCGCAAGCTGTTCTACCCACGTGGCCTTGCCCATCTCGTTGGCTTGCGCTTTAAAAATGCCGAACATTGTACCGGTGTAATCGGTAATGGTAGCAGCATCTGCTTTGGTTGCTTTTGCCAGCACGTTGGAAGCCTTGGTAAAGCTTGCCAGCTCGTTGCCTGTTAAACCGGAAATGGAAGATTGAATGTCATACGCAGAAGCCGCAACAGCATCCGCTGCCACGCCATAGTCTATGGAAAAACCAAGCGCTGCACGGTTCAACTTGCCAAGCGCTGCGCTATCAACATCAAGGCTGCCAACTTCCGCCAATGCCTTATTCAAGTCCCGCGCTGGGGAAAGCATGGCATCAAGCCCCTGCCCAGCACCCCACATACCTGCAGCGCCAACACCAACCTGCGTAAAAGACTTTTGTGCGTGCCCTGCAAGCCCATCCAATTCTTTCTGAATTTTACCTACAGGGCCGGTAACATCATCTTTAAGTCCAAGCTTAAAAAACAGCTTTTCCATCCACACGTGCTACCCACCAAATGCCTTTGCAATGCCGTTGCACACAGCTATTTCCATTTTATGCCAGTAATCTTTTTCCAAAAACATGGCCTCGCCCATACTGCGTTCTGTTATCTCCCGCCGGGGAAACCACTTGCGCGTAAGGGCGAGCATTTGTTCCAGAGCGCTATGTTCTATGCCACCTGCAATGGCTTCTACTTTCCCAGCGTAATGGTAACCTTGGGCTTGTAGTCGTTTATAACCGCTGCAGCCAACTCAATGGCAACACCAGGCAGAGTAAGCAGGTCGCGCAGTGCATCCTTGCACTCAGCCTTTACGGTACGCATAAGAAAATTGTGGCAAGGGTTAATCTTGTCCGTTGGCTGCATCTCGTTTGCGTAGGTGTTAAACGCATCCAGCGTCACATCAAAAGCAAGGTCAGTCCCATTAACAGTAAGAGAAATAGTTTTATCCACAGTACGCTCCACCTATTTGGTATTAATAAGCTGAAAGAGCTGTTCGAACCGCTTATCAAAACGATCCTCAAAGCCTGCCAGCATTTTTTCTAAATCCTGTTTGGAAGTGTAATTGCGCGCCACATACAGCTTAAACTCCTGCAACTCGCTACGGCTCGCCTGTGCGTACTGGAACAGGTAAACATTCCACATAAGCACAAACGGCCACACATAGCGCGCAATCCACTCAAAAATTTCTGCTGCATCCATCTACAGCCCTGCTTTTGTCTGCTGCTTTTTGTCGTAAGATCGGGAAGCAGAATACCCAAGGTAGCCAGTACCAAACAGCACCCACAGCGGTTCCGGAATAGCACCGAACATCAGTTTCAAATTCTCTGATGCCTGCTTCATCTGCACAGGCCACCACACACCTACAACGCTGCCCAGCACCACAAACAGAATGACCGCGTACATTACGTACAAAAACATAGGGCGAGCCCTGCTTGTCCACTTATCCTTGCTCTGAGCCTCTGCAACAATGGCAGAATACCGCGCGTTAAGCTGTGCAAGCTCGCCATTCTGCTCCATCTGCCGCAGTTCGCTCTGCGCCTTTGCCTGCTGTGCAGGGTCAGGAAAAATGCGCTTAATCAGCGTATCGCCAAGGTTGATTAAATCACCAAGCATACTACACCCGCGCCATCTGGCAGCCTTCCATAATCACTTCAACATCATATGGATTAACGCCATTTTCATGCACAATCAGCGCAGTAACCAAGTCTTCCAAGTGCTCCGCAACTGCAATCCGCTCCTCAGCGTTAACGCCAAGGCGCTGCGCAACATGCGCAACATACGCGCCCGTATCGTTCTCAACCGGAGGCGCCCAGCGGTTAACAATGTCTTCAACCGTATTAATGCCATGCCTACGCTGGTAATTAAGCAGAACCCTGCCCATAGCGCGGATGCCATGCTGCGGATCTACAAACGTACAAAACGCATCATCCGGCTGATCTTCCACCAAGCCTTTCCAATCCTCACCGTGGCGAATGTTGCCCGGGTTGTTATTACGAATTCCACGTGGTGTCCTGCCCATACGCTGTCTCCTGTTCTGTTTGGCAATCAATGCACAACCTGCACCCAGCAATAGCCTTGCGCCTAGCCTCAGGAATAGCGTCCCCGCATTCCTCACAATGCGTGCAACTTTCCCCGCTCTTGCGCCCAGCCTGCGCCCTTGCAATGGCAGATTGAATAAAACGCTGTTCCACCTCGGACGCTCTGTCGAACTGGTCCACCTACAGCAGCCCCTCTGTCTCGTCCTTACGCAGATACGGAACACCGCCAATGCGCACAAAGTTAGGTGAAGTAACGTCGTAGCTCACTTTACGCAGCAGCTTCTCGCCGCCCTTAGAGTCCACATCCAAAACAGAGCTCAGTTTCAGCTTACAGCCAAACGCCTCAACCTTGTCTTCTTCGCCATCCGCAGTCTTGCCATAAAACAGCAAGTCGAACGGCTTTAAGCCTCTGTAAGAGCCAGCAGACTTAGCCGCCTCCTTAATCAGCTTAAAATTAGCAATGTCCAGCTCCAGCTCGCCGCTGGCAGAAACATCACCGTCCACATGCCCGTTCGGTACGCCGCCGTCAGAAGCAACAGCCGTGTTGTCCGTAATGTCCAGCGTGGCCTTGGCAACACGCACGCGCATATCGCCAACCGTTACATCAATATTTTTCCCGCTTAGTCTTTGCATCTGGGTTCCTTTTGGTTTGCCTCCGGCGGCTGGGGGAAACCCTTTTGGAAAAGGGTTCTCCCCCAGACCCCCTTCCTAAAACTTTTATTAGCGAGGTAAACTCGTTTTTTAAAACCTTGGAGAGCTTCATTTAACCTACCAATCCGTACTTTCACAGAAAGGTAATTCCCTCGCGGCTACCAACGCCTTTACTTACGGGCGTTCTTCGCCCCTAAAGTTTTTTGGAGAGTCCAGAGAAGCCTTTTTTCAAAAAGGTTCTCTGGCCGCCGGAGGCATAAACAAACGCCTACGCGTAATTTTTAAGATCCAACAACAGGTTGCAGGTAATGCTCTTAGGGCTGTTGTACGGTCGCGCTGCCATGTAGATTTCAACCTTGTTTTTGGTCGGCCAGCTTATGACAATGTCGCCATCTTTGGGCGGTTCGATCTCTCCGGGGAAAACTTCGCCGAGAATTTCGACTGCTTTTGCCATCTCAAAGAGCGGACGCATGAAATAGGATTCGTTGGAGGCAATGGAGGTGGGGGTAGAGTTCAATCGACGATCGGCAATGCGGGACACTGCTAATGGGTAGACGCGACGCATGGCTTTTTGCACCACACGCAGATTTTCGATTACTTGATAATCGCCGCCGGAAACATCGAGAAGATGCCCGTCTGTCCAGTACATGCCCTCGTAATCTGGATACCACCACGGCACGGAGTAACGTGCGTCTGCAAGCGCTTTAAGAATGGAACGGTCAACAGGTCTGCCAAGCTTGTCTTGCGGTTTGTTAGACCACTCGCCGAGAAGATTACCGGTTGCTACTCGCATTGGAGAATCTGCCACGGTTACGGCGTGGCTTGCCAAGCGCCCTGCGTAGGTGCCTAGCTCGTGCCCCCAGAGGTATGGAACAACGGATACGGTATCTGCCCGTAAGCCTGTAAGCAGTGCTATTGCGGCTTCTGTGTAGATAGCCCATGTATCTGCTGCTGGGTCGAGCTTGCGGAAGGCGGCAAGAAACAGCGTTGGGCGCATGTATTCTGCCATTACCTCTGCCTGCTTGGTCTGCATGGCTTCAATGTCGGTCGATTCTGTAACGGGATCTGCAATCACAAAGCCTTCTACACTTTGCTGCTCCATTACGTAATCTACTGCTTCTTTCCATGTGAGCACGCCATCGAGCACAAACACGCAGGCATTCCAGTTTTGTCCGGCGTTCACCTTTGCCGCTTCCACCTGTGTTTTCAGTACACTTTCACTTTCGCCCAGTACGGCATCGAGGTCGGTGTCTGTATTCACCATATGCAAGCTGCCGCGTCCGGTATCTCCCAGCCCGATGAAGCAGAAAAGACGTTCTACTTCTTTAAAGGGTCCTTGGTTCCGGTTAAGGCGGTTAACTTGCACTATAGGAGTTGCCATTTGCACCTCTTATTTCTTGAGTTGTTCTATGGTTCGGCGGGCTAGGTCGTGCAACATTTGCTGTGCGTGTTCCGGCGTGGCTCCAAGGAATGGACGCGCTGCAGGCTTTGTTTCCCAACTGGTTTTGCTCTGCTTGCCGCCATTCAAAACTTTTAGAATGCGCCCTGCCTGCCCTTGAGTGAGATTTTCGCAAATCCATTTAATGGAGACACGTTTAAGGCGGGAGCCTTTACCGCGTTTTCTTTTTACAGAAACACGATAACCGGCTGCGTTTAGCGCTTTGGCTTGCGCTCTGGTGGCTGGTGCACTGTAGTCCGGTGTACCGTAGACCTTGCTTGCTCTTGCGCTGGTCCATGGTTCTGCAATGCCGTGCTGATGCCTGTAGGCAATTTGCCCTGTAAGCTTGTTTCCGTACGCAAGCTCAGCTGCATCGTTGCCCCTGCCGTAGACTTGCAGCCCGCGACGTTTGTTCGGTCTTGCCAGCTTAGTCAGCATCCGACGTTTGACTCTGGCATCCTTACGCGGAGCCATTGCCCGCCCTTCTACTGTGCGCTGCTGCCGAATATTTATGGCTGCCTGCTTACGCACAGCGCGCGCCATGGTCATAACTAGCTTGCGCTGCTCTCGAGGCTCCATAGCCAAAATTTCCAGCTGCTCCCTAAGTTTGAGGCGGGACTTTCTGTCTACAGAAAATTCAAGCGGGCTAGTTGTCGGCATTGGCTGTACCGTCCATACCTGCCAACTCTTCCGCTACATCAATTGGCACATCTGCCACGCGCCATCGTCTACCGTTAAACAGAATGCTGCCTTGTTCATCCGGCACTATCTGCAACGGTTCTTCAAACTCAATTGCCAGATCAACGTCGGCGGTAAAATCATCATTCAGGCTTGCGTCTACTTCCGGATCCGCAAGACCGGCATGGTCACGATCTTTATCGTTGTCGTGCAGCCAGCCCATAACCAACAACAGTAATTCACTACTATTGCCGTTAAAGTCTTCCACCTGGATAAGCGCATCGTACTTAAACACGCCCAGTTCCACGCCGTGCCCTAAGTCGCGCCCTGTAGGGATTGTTTCGCCCCTGTCTGCAACGCTCAGCACTTGCTCTTTGGTTATGCCTGCTGTTTGCAGCAAATAGCTTGTTAACGCTGTGAGCTTACGCACTAGAGTAGCTCCACATCCACACGCCCACTGCCTAGAAAGTCGGCAATTGCCTGTTCTGCATAGGCAAGAAAGTTTTCCGTTGTTTCTTCGCTTTCCCGCGCTTCGTTTCTGGCAGCTTCCCTGCGATTAATTGTGGCAAACTGAGGTAGAAGCAGCGCCTTGGAGTACGTAAACACAGCCCGCTTGTAGTGTAGCAACGCTGCTGTTTCGTCTCCCAAGGCGCCGCCCTGCTCATCCTCCGGAACGGAGGAAAGGGAGCCACACCCACGCATTATCATGTCACGCTTCCACTCAACCAACTGACGATTCGTCCACACAACGCCTAGCTTCAAGTGATTCACCAACAGCGGCTCTGCATAATCGCGAGGCAGTCGGTAGATTTCTTGAAACTCGGCAACGGATATTTCCGGCCAGAACCCGTCGTTCTGCACAACGGCGGTAGAAGCTGTAGAAGTGTGTCCGGAGAATGCTGTCATTTCGTCATCCTTTTAGAGAGACTGGCTTTTTCAAAAGCTCGGCGTACACGCTGGTATCCAGTTTTTGAAAAGCCAGTCTTCTCGGGGGTCGAGGAGTACCTAGCTTACTATCCTTACTCACAAACCGTTCAAAAATGTGCGAGAGCAAGGCGCAAGAAAATATCAAGATCGAAGCGTATCAGAGACATACGTGAGAGTTTGGTATTTGCGCAGCAACGCAGCTATCGTGCGTTTTTCAACGGTTTGCGGCTTTTTTTCGTGCATCTGCTAGAGCCGTTTTTACTTTGGCTCCCAGAGAAAGCGCCTCTTCCAGCACATCCACCGCTGCTGTAAATTTTTCTGCACGGGCAAGAACAAGCCCCTGCTGACGGTAAAACTTCGCTGTTACTTCGTCCGGCAAATCCCACGGCTGGCAACACATGCCATCTGCATTGTTCAGCACAGCTGCAAAATACGGCTGCACGCTGTGCCCTGCCTCAAACTGCGCATCTGTCCATTCCAGAATCGCATCCGCTACAAACGTTTTCACATCGCGATTAAATCGTTCCGGCAGTACCACGCCTTCGCGCACACACCACAAACCATACTCAACAGCTGTATCCAGTTCACCAATGTCGAACAGCCAAACCAGATACCAGCCAAGCAGATCATGCGTTGCAGAAACAGCCTTCAGTCGCTCTACGTAGGTAGTGTACTTCTCCACCAACTGGCGTTTAACTTCCGCCTTACGCTCGCGGGAATTAATGCCCTTCAGACTCTTCAAGTCCTGCTCTAAGGCTTTAACCAACAAGGCAAGTAACTGCTGCGTACCCACCAAACCAGTTGGCGCTGTTTTCAGCATGTCCGGCTTCTCCGGCTCCGGCTGCCCTGACTCGGCACGCTCACGTGCTGCACGCATCTTCTGTTGGTGTGAAAGCATCAAACTCATAACGGTCCCCTAATAAAAACATTTTTAAAAAACTGAGCCAGCTTCGTGCAGTGCAAGGCACGAGTAAACTTCAAGCTCGAAGCGTATTGAGACATACGTGAGAGTTTGAAGTTTGCAAGCAACGCAGCAATGTGCGGAGCTGGCATCAGTTTTTACTGCCAAGCGTCGCCGGCGGCGTTGGGAAGTTTGACGTTGTCGAACTCCACGGCAACTAGCTGCTCTACATCCTCGACAACGTAGCCCTCGTTACGACTGTTGAAGTCCTCAACGCGGTCTTTTTCCGGCTTGTCTTTGATATGACGACGCCACTTGCCGTCTTGGAAGTAGATGGAAAGGTTCTTGTGATTGGTGATGACCAAACCACGCCCAGGGAAGTTTGACGGTGTCTCCCACGGCAGACCGCCGATGGTCGCCATGGCTGTGTTCATGGCGTTCTTTTCTGTTGGAGTACCTTTAACGGCTAGAAGCAATGCAGCGCGTTCGCGTGCAATCAGCTCGTCACCTACCATTACGACTAAGCCTTTGCGCTTCCATTTTGGGATGCCTTGCAGCATGTCGTTAACGGCGAGATCGAGGTTGGCGTAGTCGCCGCCTTCACCGATACGAAGCTCGTTGGCGGTTGCGCCTTGGGTGATGATGTTCTCCGGCTTGCGGTCACGCATGTACTGCATCCAACCGGGGAGCACATCCTGCATGAGCGGGTATTTGGTGAGATCGGTATCTTTAGCGGCGTGTGTGCCGTACCAGCCTACAATTTCGCGGTCGTTGGCGATCTGCGCCTGTACATTGCGGGTGTAGCGATCGTGGAAGTCCGGGAACTTCGCCCACACGTCCATTGTTCGGTAGGTCATGTACACATCGCTGTTCACTTGGTGCAGCTGGTACTCGTATGGTTCCAGACCAAGCACATCGCGCGGCATACGTTCTTTACCGTCAATGCTTGTGTCGGTTCTGCCGGACACTGGGCCGGTAACGCAGCCTAAAATATTCTGCCCCTGCAGCTCGAGCACAGGGATAACGTTGATCTTTGGCAGGAAGGTAGACTGCTCTACAATTTTATCCTGCAACTTTTGCTGAACAGACGGGGAAAGAGAGAACTGCTCCTGTACGGAAGGTACGCCGTAGCCTTCGCAGTAAGCTTTGCACAGGGCGTTGAAGGCTTGTCTTGTTAAGGTGTTCAAGCGCGCCCCCTAGATTAATGCGTTGCCGCTTGCAGGGTTTGCATTTTCCGGAACACTTGTGTTGTAGGCTGCGCCTTCCATGCGCTGCGCCATTGCGCCAAACTGCTCGGCAAGCTTGTTCATGCTGCCCACAAGCGGCTCAAGCTGCGCGGAAAAATTGTTCTCCGGCTCTGCCTTGGCTGGTTCCGGTTCCGGCTGTGCCTGCTGGCTGTTAAAGTTGCCTGCCAAGCCATCAACTGCTGCCTTGGTATCGGTTAACGCACTGAGCAGCTGATTAAACTGTTCTTGGGTCATGCTTTCCTCTTCTATTTCTGGTTCGTTGTGATTGCTGCCGAACAGCGCAGCTCCTAGACGCTGGAATAAAGAATAGGCTTCTGGCTTTTGTTCGTCCGGCTGCGCTGCGGCAGCAAAAAAGGATGGCAGCTCAACGCCGGAGTAAAACTCTCCGGTCTGCTGGCTGTGCTTGGTACGCTGTGCGGTGAACAGGCGAATCTGCTCAGTCCCGAGCGAGGCAGGAGTATCGGTAATGGCAATACCTGCAAGGTACGCCTTACCGGAGTTACCAAAGTTGTCCCAGATTTCTATGGAGGAATAGAGCTTCTGCCCTTCCTTGTTCTTTTCCAGAAAACGCCAGCCCGGTTTAAACTTGGCGTACAGCTCAACCAGTTCACCATTTTCGCGTGCTTCCACTGCGGCTACGGTTCCGTGGTTGCCGAAAAAGCGCTCGTGCTCCGGCCAGATTACGGCTTCGTAAACACTTGGACTGTAGGATTCCGCAATATCGCGTAAATCCTGCGGCGCAATTTCGCGGCCATCAATTGTGGCACCGGACTGTGCAACTTTGATAAATTCTGTGTATAACATGCGTAAACAATACACACATGCATGCATGTTACAACGTAATAGAATCCTATAAGACTAGTATAGGACTGTACAAAGAGGAGATATAAAGAAAGGATATGTACTGTAGCATCATGCCGCAGTATCCAGAAGAAGTAAAAATAGCAGCGCGTGACTTGTTTTTGCGTAAGCACACCATTGCAGAAATACACAAAATGCTCAACTTGTCTAAACGCACGCTCTACCATTGGCGTGATAAAGACGGTTGGGACAACCTGCTGCAGCACGAGAGCACCATAAGCGCCACCAAACGCCGCCTTGTGCTGCTCACAGGCAAGGACGAAAAAACAAAGACCGACCTTGCAGAGTTGAACACGCTCGTCACCATTCTGGAGCGTCTGCAAAAGCTGGATGAACGCAAACGCAAGGTACAGGAAGAAGCAGATCCGCAGGAAGCTACCCCGCGTACCAAGGGCAACAAGAAGCCCAAAAAGAAGATTAAAAACGACGTATCGCACCTGACAGCCGAGGACTTTGCAGAAAAGCTCCACGGCGACTATTTCGTCTATCAGCACGAGCTGCGCGCGGCAAAGCGCTACCGCAACCGCTTTATCCTGAAATCGCGCCAGATAGGCGCCACATGGTACTTTGCGCAGGAAGCGTTTGAAGACGCATGCTTAACAGGCGACAACCAAATTTTCCTTTCCGCCACACGCGCACAGGCAGACGTTTTCCGCTGTTACATAATCGCCATTGCCAAGCAAAAGTTCGACATAGAGCTAACAGGCAAAGACAAGCTGGAGCTGCACACAGCCCACGGCACAGCCACGCTCTACTTCCTTTCCAACAACTCAAAAAGCGCGCAGTCTTACCACGGGCACGTATACATTGACGAATGCTTCTGGATTAACAAGTTCAGCGAGCTGTACAAAGTCGCCACCGGCATGGCAACGCACAAAAAGTGGCGGCGCACCATCTTCTCCACCCCGTCTTGCGTCAGTCACGAGGCATACCCCCTCTGGTCCGGCGAGCTGTACAACAAGCGGTTCAAAACAAAGCGCGTGCAGTTCCCATCCTTCGAGGAGCTGCAACAAGGTGTAGAATGCGTAGACAAAATATGGCGCAAGATCATCACCATTCAAGACGCAATGGCAGGCGGCTGCGACCTGTTCGACATAAAGCAGCTCAAGCTGGAATACAGCCCCGATGATTTCGCCAACCTCTTTTCCTGCCAGTTCATAGACGGCAGCTTAGGTGTATTCAAGCTCTCTGCACTGGAACAATGCTACGCAGACAGCAGCGACTGGCAGGACTACGCGCCCGACGCAAACCGCCCGTTCGGCAACATCCCCGTTTGGGGAGGGTACGATCCGTCCCGCAGTCGTGACGATGCATCCTTCGTCATCATAGCGCCGCCGCTGGAGCCGCAAGGCATCTTCCGCGTTCTCGCCCGTTACAAGTGGATAGGACAATCCCTGCGCTGGCAAGCCGAGCAGATCAAACAACTCACCCAGCGTTACAACTTCACCTACATAGGCATGGACACAACCGGACCCGGTCTAGGAGTCCTAGAAATGGTTCAAGCCTTCTACCCGCAAGTAACGCCAATCCATTACGGTTTACAAACAAAGACGCATCTTGTCCTAAAAACACAAGACGTAATCAACACAAACCGCATCCATTGGGACGCATCCCTCACCGACATCGCCGCAGCCTTCCTAACAGTAAAGCAAACATCAACACCAAACGGGCACATAACCTACGCCGCAAACAGAACCACCGACACAGGACACGCAGACGTAGCGTGGGCAATAATGCATGCCCTGCACAACGAGCCGCTTGCAATGTCGCCGAGTGGCGGCAGTGACTTTGCCATGAGTGCGTAGTGGTTCTTTTTTTGCCTCCGGCGGCTGGGGGAAACCCTTTTGGAAAAGGGTTCTCCCCCAGACCCCCTTCCTAAAACTTTTATTAGGCGAGGTAAGCACGTCATAAAACACGCTGGAGAGCTTGAAGTTTACTACCAGAACATTACCGAAAGGTAGTCCCCTCGCGGCTACCAACAACATAAACAACGGGCGCCCTTCGCCCCTAAAAGTTTTTGGAGATTTTTAAGAACCTTTTGCAAAAGGTTCTTGAAGCCCCGCTGGCAAGCGCCGTCGGAGACATAAAAGGAATCGTATGAAAGAAGAAACGAAAGTAGACGTGGAAGCGTTCAGCTTCGGTGATCCGGAACCAGTTTTGGATGGTCACAGCATGATGGACAGCTTGGGCATCTGGCTAATGGACAACGGGCGTTACTACAGCACGCCGGTGTCACTACTGGGGCTGGCGAAACTGCTGAGGGCGAACGCGTACCACGGACCTATTCTGGAGTTTAAGACGAACATGGTCATGCGCGGCTTTAACGGGAATAGCTTGCTGACTAGAAGAGAGATGAAATGCGCAGTTATGGACTACAACGTGTTTGCAAACTGCTACTTTCAGCTGGTGCGTAACTTTTATGGGGAGATTATCGACGTAAGGCACTTGCAGGCTGTGAACATGCGGCGGCTTAAGGAGGCGGGACGGTATGGGATGCTTACCACCACTGGCGAGCTTGTAGAGTTCAAGGCGGGAGAAGTGGTGCATATTTTGAATTATGACGTGAGCCAGAAGATCTATGGTCAACCGGGATACTTGGGCGCGATTCAGTCTATGTTGCTGAATGAGGATGCTACGCTGTTCCGCCGTAGATATTACAAAAACGGCGCGCACGTGGGGTACATTTTTTACTCGACTGCTGCAGGGCTGGAGGAAGAGACACGCGCACGTATTAAAAAGGCAATTGAGCAGTCAAAAGGTATTGGCAACTTTAAAAACATGTTCCTTCACATTGGCGGAGCAGACAAAGACGCCATCCAGATCAAGCCCGTGGGCGACTTCAGCACCAAGGACGATCTGGAAAAGATTAAAAACATCTCCCGCGACGACATAATTGCCGCGCACCGCATGCCCCCTGCTTTGGCTGCCATTATTCCAGAAAACCAAACAGGCAGCTTTGGCGACATAGAAAAGATAGACACAGTCTACCAGCGCAACGAGATTGCCCCAATCAGGGAAGACCTTCTGGAAATAAACCAGTATTTACCGAATCTTGCACAAGTAAGCTTTGACACGCCGGAAACACCAACACTATAATGATGATTATTCAATAAGGAAGACACATTATGAGTAGATCTGTTGTTCAGCGCTGCTGCGTATGCGGGCATGAAGCACGCATAGAATCCAGCAAAATTATTTCCGACAAGCTCAAACTGCTCTACTGCGGCTGCAAAGATCCAACCTGCGGCCACACATGGGTAATGAACTTAGAATTCTCCCACACCTTAAGCCCTTCAGCGCTAAAGCTACCGGAAGAATTACGCGAAAAAGTTAAGACTGTGCCGCCAGCGCAGCAACAGAATCTGTTTGGGGGAATTTGTTAACATGCTTAGCATCTTAACTACGTTTTTTATAATTTCTCTCGTTATCATCATTTCTTTTATCGTTACAGATAGTTTGGTGGCACCATATCAATGGGTCAGCTCTGCTTTTTCAGCTATTACCAATCTCTCTTATGGCTATTGTGCTTCATATTTCTTTTATGTGCTAAACATTCATCTCCCTCAAAAGAAAGAAATCCGCGAAAAAGAAGCTGAGATCGCACGATGTATTGCTAAAGCAGAAATAAATATAAAAAACTTTGGAGAATTATATAACATCCCACTCGAACATCAATTTCATGACGAGGCTGTACAAGCTCTCCTTGTAGCTCCGCCTAGAATTTTTTTTCACTACGGAAATTTTGATCTAGATAATGCTTACCGTGCATACATTGCTCTAGCTCATGTAATTCAAGACACTTTAATTCTTTTTCACGAAGCTCTTGAACACTCTTCACATCTTTCAAGCACTGACCGTCTCAGACTACAAAATGTCATCATCCTAATTTCAGAACAGTACAGAATCGCTTCTATTGATAATTTTTATGCTGCCGTAAGTTCATTAAAGCCTAAAAGTTTAATTTACGAGCTTCATGAACTAAACTATCGACTTTCCGCACTTAGAAATAAAAACAAATTTGCGCCACACATTTTTAGACAAGTTGACATCATTAAATATGAACTTGAACAACAAGTAGCTACAAAACAAGCAGCCCCATCAAAAGATCTCCGTATCGCTCTTGAGAAGCTTGAAGAAGATGATAAAAAACGCATTCAAGCTACATATAATCATTCCTCAGCAGCCCCTATCGCTACTGCCTCCCATAACAACCTCGGTAGCCAACAAGAAAAGATTGAACCAGACACAGCCAACATACCACAGGAGTTAAGCATGCCTAACAATCAACCGGATAAACTAGCACCTTATCTACAGCCATTCAAAACTATGGAGAGTTATTTAGTTGAAACGATAAAGGGAGTTAATACTTCAACAAAATATGCCATGCGCACTCTTTTTATTGTTTCTGGTGGTGGCTGTATTGCACTGCTCTTATACATTTCCCAAGAAAAAGGAGGTACTCCCCAGTGTGTCTTTGATGCTTTAAGATATCTCGCTTACAGCACAATACTTACGACAGCTCTTGCGGGATACAACTGGTTAGCATCTGCAGCTTCTAGCTCCATACTAGTAAAAATAACAACTGAAATGAATTCCCCTGACCTTAAAAAGAACGCAAATAGAGTAACTTTTATGTGGGTATTAAGTGGAATTAGTTATGTCCTTTGGGGCGCGGCGTTTGTTCTTATTATCATCTCTGCTTATCAGCTTTTACCCCAGCTTAACCCTTCCTTTTTTAAATAAAAAAAGCCCCGCTGCTTAGCGGGGCTTTTTATTTATCTCTTCTATTTTTTACTCGGGCTTTTTCAGAGCTGCATCTACTGCGTCAGAATCTAGCACGCAGAAGCAGTCGTTAAGGGAGCGTTCTAGAGAACAGCATGAACCTAGACTATATCTATACACGCAACATAATAGTTTTCTTTGACAAAAAGCGAATAAAGACCTTACACCCCATTACCCAAACCATATAGTAACATTGAACAACTTGAGGAAAACTAACATGTTTCAATGGCTCACATTAATTGCGGCATATTCTCTAGGACTTTTCTTTGTCATTCGCTTGAAGCATAAAACGCCCTCTAAAGAAATAGCCCGTGAATTTTTAATTACAGTGAGTCTTAGCTTCATAGCATCTTATATTTTTTATCTCTCAAACATATATCTCCCGAAGATAGAACAACAGAAGAATGATGCTTACTTCATCGCTGCAACATTACACAATATACGTATGCACTCTTTACGTTCTGTCATCACCCTAAAATGCAACATTATTGCAGAGCTAAAAAGTAATCCTAAAGCTTCAATAGATGAAGTATTTATTCCAAACACATACATATTTGCAATTGATAAAGAGTACATGCTTCGCAGTCACTACCAGTGTACACTCTTAATGGCAGCAGAGAGTCCTATACAGGTACTACTTACAAAACATTTAGGAGGCGTATTCAAGCCTGAAAAACTTGATGACTTTAATTGTCGTGACCTTATGTTGCATTATAAAAACATGAACAACGCAATTGAGAACATACTTTATGAGCTGAAAAAACAACAATATAACGACCTGTTTGCAGCAGAAATATTAAAAAGATTTCCTAAGCGTACATGTGGATTTGAGTATGCTATAAGTCAGGACTACCAAGGGGTTTTTCTTAGCTTACTCCCCAAAGAAGAAGCCGAAAAGTTCAAAAAGATTTCCAAGCAATTTGTTAAAATTAATTTTGTAATAAACTAGAAAAAGCCCCGCTGCTTAGCGGGGCTTTTTCTTTATCTCTTCTACTTTTATTTTACTCAGGCTTTTTCAGCGCTGCATCTACTGCGTCAGAATCTAGTACGTTTATGCAGTCATTGAGGGAGCGTTCTAGCGAGTACCATGTGTGCTTAAGCTCTGGGTACTCTTCGCCGAGCTTTTCGTGCAGCATACGTAAGGTGCTTGCTACATCGTACAACTGAGTGATGGGATCTACAGTAAGGGAAGTGTTGTTCTGTGCCAT